GGAAACTTGACATATAACACCAGTCTGATCATTAGAGCATTGAAGATTGGAAATGCTGCAACTCCAATTCAGGGTGATAGCACTGGATCTAGAATTGGTGCTGGTGCTGGTCAAACACTAACAACCGCATGGGATTCTGGAGAACTTGTCATCCAAACTCGCAACGCTGCATTCGGTCTCCTTTATGCTGGTGTTGTTGACATTGAAGGATCTGCAAACGCAAGAACAATTCCACCTTCACTCCGTGGTTGGTGGTTGATGGAACTCTAAAGAGAAACAAATGACGGCATACTACGACTCTATTAAAAGCATGAGGGTTGCCAAAATTGGCACCATCATGCCTTGGGGAGGGGATGGAGGCACGGGATTCCTTGCCTCTAACATTCCCAAAGGATGGATTGTTTGTACGGGACAGACACTAAATGCTGCTGATTATCCACTATTAGCATCAGTTTTGGGTGACACTTATGGTGGAGACATGGTTGATGCCACTGGCACACATTACCAGTTTCCATACTATGGCACTGAAGCAACATTTAGATTGCCTCAGATTTCAAACAGTGTCATGATGGACTTGGAAAGATATCATCTAGATATTCCAGAATATCAATATGGTCAATCAGATGTAGCAACCACGGTATTTGATGATAACGGAACTACTATTGGTAGTCTAGTTTCTGAGTATGGTGAGACAGTTGCTATTAGAACAACACATGAGGCAACCGCTGATATTGATTTCACACTAAACTTGACGGGTAATTTGTATTTCAAATTCACTGATATTGTTCTTTCTGCACCTGACTTTTTAGAGACAGTTCATACATTGAATAGAAAGTTGGGTATCAACCATACCCCATCTCATGGTCACTCTGATTCCATCGCTTCAGTAAATCCAGCAGGTGCTGGTCCTATGCCATTCAGAACTGATGCTGGTATTGTTATGACTGGTAATGCTTCCAGTTCAAACCAGTGTAGTAGATCTAAAGGTCCAAACACATGTGCTTTGGAAGCTACTGAACCAACAACTTGGCAGAGTGGTGCAGATAATATCACATTTTATGGTGATGGTAACAAAGAAAATACTCTTCCAAGATGTGACACTTTCATGGAGTTCGTTCAGGATAGTACAGGAAAGAATTACTGGGGATTTGTTCCCGCTGGAGAGAGCAACTTTAGATCTGGTGCAAGTAGGGGTAGTGGACACGCCAGTGATACTTACACTCAAACTCTATTTGGACGTGGAGAAACAGATCAAATTGTTGATACTGTTCCAGTAGACACTCATAAAACTCCATGTCATGTTGGATTCTTTCCCAGACCGATGGAGGAGAGAAGTAGACCAAACTTCTTGGGATATGATACTGGATCACCAGTTAGAGCAGATGGTCTAGTTGATGATCCAGAAACTGCCCTTGCTTTTTCCGTTTCTGGATGTACTCTAGATACTACTACTAGAGTAATTTTACCAGCAGGAACTGATTTGAGAACTCCATATGGAACGTTCCCTGATAACTGGTTCCAATATGATGCAATCACACCTCTAATGTATGTCACACCAGTTAATACTGATGAAAAATATGATGTTTTGCGAGAGGGTTGTTACGTTCAGGCAGTATCATTAAATGATGCAACAAATCAATATGAGGTTACACTTTCTACTCCTGCTTTAGTTTCTGGATCATATGATCTACAGTTTAGACATGGTGCATTCCCAACCAGTTTGAACCTTGCCGCATCCAACAAGGATCCTCTAGATCAATCTTTTAGAGCACATAACCATGGTAGTTTTGAGATTCAGCAGGGTCAAGGATCTATGTCTGGACCACCTTCACACACTGCATCTGATGCAGATGGATCATCACTACAAGCAGAGAGTTTGGAGAACGCTCTAAATATTTCGTGTGATGTATCTCAACCAAGTGTCACTGTCACATTCATCATCAAGGCGTACTAATGGCAACATTTTACTCAAAAGAAAGAGCAAAGTATGGTAACTTGACGGGTCAAATTATTATTTGGCCTGTGCAGTATGATGGAGACCCAGCAGATGGTGCTAATGCAACTAATTTACCTGCTGGTTATTTAAAATGTGATGGAACTAGATACTTTGCTGACGACTATCCAAGACTTGCTGCAATTCTTGGTACAGGAGAACAATCAAAATTTCTCAGAAGAAATATTGATGGTACACCATTAGATACAATTACAGATACGCAGTTTGCCGTTCCAGATCTTGGATCTAAATATCCAGAACCAACATCTGGTGCTAATGCGGGTGTTTACAATAACATCCGTTTGAATAATGCACTAGGCAATGAAGTTAGTAGGTCTGGTATTGGTATTGAAGCAGTATCTGCTATTGGTGAGAGTGTAAGAATCACATATACTGGTGAGATTAGCGTACCATCTCAAGAAATTCCTGTAAGAGGTAGACCATCGTACACCTACGCTGGCGACACTCACTATACAGATCAAGAAGGTGTGGAAGAAAATGCATTGCATCCACATGCTCACTTCCACTCTGCAGTAAGAGCAAGAAACTTATCAACTAACGAAGCATCAAGCTCTGAACCACAAGCAGCAGGACAGACTGGTCGTAGAAATGCATCAACAATTGATGTTCAAGACTGGTTAGATGCTACAACAAATGATAGTGGTATCCCTGGTAGTGGACAACAACCATGCCTTGCAATTGATCCTTGGAATCCAAACTCTGGTACACCATTTAGTGGACAACCAGTCTGGGGTTCTGGACTATTCCAAACAATTTATTATGGTGGTTGTATCTTTGGTGCTGGTGAGCAATACACATATAACTGTTTGACAAATCAATCTTTCTCGGTTGATAGATCACAATTGGAAGGATCTGCTGACCAGTCAAACTTGACGAGATTCATGTATACTAACGAGATTAACTTAGCTCTTACATTTATCTGTTTCATCAGTGAAGGTAGTGCAACACAAGACTCAAGTAATGATGTCCCTGCGACATATGTCCAAGGTGCTCAGGGTGTTCCAGAAGATTTTAATAACAATAGTTTATATGATGTTCTTCCTTTACAGAGTAATCAAAACGTTCAGGATTCTCGCTGTACACCAGATATTGAGAACACCTCTACAGATACAGTTGATTTAGCAGTTGCTGCTGGTGAAGATCCAACACTTCACAGTCATAGGATTGATTTGGAGACTACCGAACATACATATAAGGTGAAGACAAGAGCAATCATTGTTCCACCCGAGAACCTTATAACAACAATGGATATTGGTGTTGATGCATCAGTATCGGTGGACGCAGCATGTGCTCCTTTTATCATCATGGAGTATCTAATTAAAGTCTAATTATGACACAGAGTTATAGAAATAGCAGAACTGGATTCTTAACAGATCTTTTAGTAGATACGACACCTATTGGTGCAATTGTACCCAACTTGAAGACGGGTCAAAATTCTTATGACCATAGTTTTATTAAGTTTAATGCAACAAATTATCCAGCGTTGACTGATACTGCTGGAAATGCATATCAATTTGGTGATGATCCAGCATATACACATGACGGTTATTTGTATTGTGATGGATCTGAATATAACATTGCAGATTATCCAGCACTATTTCAGATTATTGGAAATGATTATGGTGGTAGATCAAGTAGTGGTATTGATGTAACAAATGGTGGATCTGGTTATACCAGTGTTCCTAATGTCACCATTGATCCTCCAGCGGGAGGTATTATCACACTACAGGCAACCGCTCAAGCAAACATTGATGTTCAATCTGGAACTGTTATTTCTATTGATGTCATTGTTGGTGGTTTGGGATATGACCCCGATAATCCACCTGGAGTTACTATCAGTGGTGGCGGTGGCAATGGTGCTACTGCGGTTGTTAGAATTGGTAGAACCAGTGGATCAATTCAAGGCATCAATAAAAACAATGTGATGGAAAATTGGGGAGACCCATACATGGGAACGTTCAAGGTTCCTGATACTGTCGCTAAAAAGATCGTTGGTAACTCTTCTGTTTATGGATCAAATTCACCAAATATCGGTAACTCAACTCTCGGTGTAGGCACAACTGGTGGTGCGTGGTATTTTGATCAGAATCAGCAGGATGATTACTTCTCTCTTGGTAGAATCACCACAACTGGATATGATCAAGTTATTGAGACCACTGGTGTAGATATCATTGGATCTCAGACAATTACTGTCACGATGAGAGAAAATAAACTCTCTGGAGTTCCTCAGCATAACCACACTGTTTATCATAGTATTCCTGGTCAGACAATTTATATTTCTGAGTCATCTGGTGATAGATATTTGCAGGATTATCGCGATGGTACTGGAAGACTGACAAGATGGTTCCCAACCATGGGTCAGGTATTGACTCACAAGCATGGTCTATTAAGACAGCCAAATACTGACAATACAGTTGCAACATATGATGTTCTAGATTATCAAGGTGGTGCTGGTGGTAATGGTACAATTAGAGATCCAACAGTTCCTGAGTCTGATCAATATTATCTTGCATCTGGTGAGCAGGGTGCTGGAACATATGAATTCCAAACATATATCCCCAATCCAATTTCAAAAACATTTACTGGTGCTTCTGTTATTGGTGGTAGAACTATCAATACTGGTGGTACACCAATTTATGATTTCACTGATGAGTGGACATACACCACTCCTGGCGGACCATACACGATCAACTTAGGAAATATTACTGGTGGAACACCAGATAACTTGATTATTGAAGCAGTTGGTGGTGGTGGATCAGGTGCTGCTGGAACTTCTGCTGGAAACAGTGGAGGAAATAGTGTTGTTAAAGTTGGTGATGGATCTAAAGTATGGTTAACTGCTGAAGGTGGCGGTGGAGGTGGAGCAACCTCTGGTCTTTCTGGTGGTTCTGGTGGTTCTGGTGGAACTGCTAACAATGCAGGATCAGAAAATTTCCCTGGATTTCCTGGAGTTGATGGCGGACCTGGAATCAATGGTGTTGAAGGAAATGGTTGGCCAGCACTTGATTATCCAAATAATCCTAACGGTGGTGGATATGGAGTTCCAACAGTATATACTCCACTAGGTGATTCTAGTCCTGGTATTAACGTATTTGTTGGCGGTCAAAGTGGAACATATAATCAGAGTTTGTCATCTGATGGCAGTTTTAATTTAAGCACAGTAGGTAACCCCACTTCAGCAACATTTGTTATTGCTGGTGCTAGAGGTGGCTCTGCTCGTGGTGGTTACAATGGTGCTCGTGGTGGAGTTGTAACAGTTCAAGTAAAATCTGATCAACTCGCTACGATGAAACAGTACACGTGGAGTGTACAACTTGGCGGACAGGGTAGTGCAGGAAACACTAGCAACAGTCCTCCATCTGGTGGATCTGCATCTCACTCTGGTCGTGGTGGTTCTGGTGGTGAAGGACACGATGACGCTGATGGTGGATCTGGTGGTGCAGCATCATTGCTTCTCAGAGGATCTTTGATTGTTGCTGGTGCTGGTGGAGGCGGTGGAGCAGGTGCTACTGGTTATGACAATGGTGCTGGTGTAGATGGATCTGGACCCCCAGTAGGACTGCAGGCAGAGAACGGAACTGCTTTAGGTGCTGGTGCTGGCGGTACTGGTGGTGCCTATGGTTGCGTCGGCGGTGGCGGTGGAGGAGGCGGCGGCGGTGTCGCTAGAAACGGTCTCACCTTTGGTGGTAGCGGTAATGGTGGTGCATCTGGCGGTCCTGGTGGCGGTCCTGGTGCTGATGGTGGTCACGGTGGCGGCGGTGGTGGTTTATCGGGTGTTAGTTCCTATAGATCCGATTTCTTCTCTTCTGGTCAACTTGGAACATCTGGACAAAATAGCAGTTATGCATCTGTCAGTATAGATTATAACGATGATTATTGGACTCCTGGTGGAGGTGGTGGTGGATCTGCTGGTGCATTCCAAGGATCAATTGAATGGAGTAAGTTAGATAGTCCTGGATCTGTTACTGTTTATGTTGGTGCTGGTGGTGCTGGTGTTGGCATGAGTGGACAGACCACGGGTACAACAGATAACGGTGGTGATGGATATGTGAGAGTTGGTCTTGGTAAGATTATCGGATATGAGGGTGGATTTACATCCACTACAACAGGTGATGTTCTTGCAGAGGGTTCTCAAGACGCAAATAATTGGGACGTAAACATCTATGGCAATGGTGATGGAACTGGTAGTGCTGGCAACTTTAAACTCCCAGCATCTCAAGTTCCAGATGTATACATTGTTGGTGATGGAAACGGTGCAACTGCAACTGCATCTACCAGTAATGGTAGAGTAACCGCACTAAACCTCACAAATAATGGTGGTGGATATACTGAAGTTCCTTATGTTTATGTCATGAATGGTGTTGGTTCTGTTGCGGTTGGTGCTGCAACAATTGATCCAGCATCAGGAACTGTTTCTACACTACAATTAGTTCCTGGAACTTCTCAGGTCTACTCACATTATGTTAAGTTTGGTGGTAGCAGTGCAAGTAATCCAACTAGATTTGTTGTCACTGTACCATTTAACACCGAAGATGCTCATTACTTCTCAATCAAATGCTGTAGAGGAAATGGCGTCAATGGCGGTAATGTTCCCGAAGAAGTTCTCAGAGCATATTACAGACTGGAAGGAACAACTACATGGGTTCTTTTGGACACGATTGTTAATCCAAATGCAACTAGAACTGATCCTATTATTGGTGATGTTCCTGCAGTATCTCAAGCATGGGATGGTGCTTCTGGTGATACTAAGTGGTACACATATTCTGTACCACTACCACAACAGGCAAGAGCAAATAATACTCAATTTAAAATTGAGCAACCAAGGGCAGCTGCAAGTGCTGCAAATGATAATGATCAAGATACAGACCATTATGGTATCGCTGAGTTCATTGTTTGGAATGAAAAGGTAACTGAACTAGTCTTTGTTGAATCTCCTGGTGCTATCTCTAAACCACTAGTTGATTCACTCAGTTATACTATTCGGGGTGAGACTGGTCCTGGTATTACATACAGTTCTGGTCTTGGTGCATCTGATGCTACATTGACACTCAAATCAACTACAAAGATTGAACCACAGGGTGTTATTGATCCAGACTATCATATTCCTATGCTGCATCCATACAGACTCTGTAAGTACCTGATTAAAGCGTTCTAAATATACTTGGAGACCCATACTAGATAGCATGTCAACCTATAATTCAGCTGATATGCCTGTTTTACAGGTGCAACTTGATGTTATTCAGCAAGAGATCATTTACAATAGTATCGCAAAGACAATTCCTGAGTCCTACTGGATTGATGAATTGGTTCCTTTCCTCTATCCTTTGTGGGACAGCGATAAGGATAAACTTATCTCTTTCAACTACTACACCAATAACACATATCACGCCAAGCGTAGAAAGTATGTGAAGAACTTTAGAACTGGTGAGTTTGAGTGGAAAGATTATGAAATGGAGCAGGTTGATGCTGCTGAAGCAGTCGCTCTGAGGGATAAACTTGTTGAAGCATTTTATCTCCTTGATTCTATTGCTGAAGATGACTATCAGAAGCAACTTGCAAGAATGTATTCTGTTCAGAAGCAGGTCTCTCCATTAACAGTTAGAATCGCACGTAACTTCTTGCTTGACGAAACTGATTGGGCAATGGTTGCTGATGCTAGTCTGTCTGAAGAAGACAAAGCAATGTACACTAAGTACAGACAGAAACTTAGAGATTTAACAGATGCTACTGAATTCTCTACCAATGTTGAAGGAACCAAGTTTCCCATTTCACCAGAATTTTATAAAAAATTATATTCTGTAGAAAATCCAGATGAAGAGTATCTAGAGACACCAACACAATTCCTTGCTTTGGGTAAGCATTATCTCAAGCAGTTTAGAGATAGAATTGCTCAGTATATGGTTCTCAAGTCTCTCACTGAAAAGAATTACTTTGAAACTCTGGTATCAGAGTATCAGAGTGCCAAGGTTGAAAGTGCAAATCGCCCAACAGGTGTAGAAGAGGAAGGACTGACAGCAGAGCAACTAGAACAAAGAAGAGAGTGGTTGGAGCAACTAATTACTAATGTTCAGAATGAATTAGATCAAGACGGAGAGACGCCATGATTGTTGAAGGTAACGAGTTACAGGTATATGATCTAGTTGCATCATTTGCCCAGAGATATCAATGCTCCTGCTTACACTTTGATCTAACAAGGTATAATGCATTGGATGCTACCAAGAAAGCAACTGTCAATGCATTCTATGCAGATTTCATTGATGATTATGTTCTTGACATCATCAAGCAAGGAAAATTTAACACAATTAGATTTCCAGATGAAGATCTCGCAACTTTGAATGCATCTTCGTGGTTTCCAAGAATAAACTATTGTCCCGATGAGGATCATTACATCCATGCATATGTTGTAGATGCATATGGAGACATTGTTTGGGAGAATGTCCCTGAAGGAGAGGGTTGACAAGGGGTTGACAGGTGTGCTAGTGTAGCAGGATACCAGTAGGGCACCATGCTTGAATTTTGTTATGAACTTCCTTATGAGGAACTTGACTTCACAGACCCAGAAACTCGCGAACTTTATCGTATTGGAAGGGGAGAGCAAGGAGTGCTACTGGTACGCCCTTACACTAACGACATTTGTGCTCATTGGCGTTTTGTAGATGAAGAAACAGCTACTATATCTTCTAATAAAATATACGAAATGTTCTGTGAGTATAAACGACGGAATGATTTCGTTGGGATGGACATGGCAAGGAAATTCCTTGAGATGGGATTCACTCGTGCCAGACGGTATGCCAATCACTCTACGGGACGCAAATATGCAGAAGATGGGAGTGTATCTACCTGTGAGGAAGATTGCCTCACGAATGTCAAAGCAAGAGCGGCACAGATATTCAAAAAGAAAAGAGATTTAGCAGCATATGACCCAGAGTATCAACGACTTCGTAAACAATGGAGAAACAATGAAAGTTCCTACGCAACCCGAGTTGACGCACTTGCAACTACAAGCAATGTTACGCGATCACGATATTCCCGAAAGCGAACTAAAGTATCTCGGTGACAGAGAGTATACCACAGAGTATGCTGCTCACCCTGAGTATCATGGACAGATTATGCCATGGTATCTGGTTGCTGGTGAGCATGAGGTGCCTGTGTGTGACATTGCCTCAGTTGACCGAGTGGACGAAGAATAAACTGTCACAGGACACCACGGTGTCCTTTTTTTATGCTATACTGACTGAGTAAACGCTCCCAGACCAATGGAGTATTTCTGGAAAACCTGTTTCGGTATTGCCTTTGCTGGTCTCTGTATTGTGGCAGTGCCCAATTCCTTTTCCGAACTAGCAATGGCATTTGTTGACCTTGCACATGCACCTGCAAAAGCACGCGACGGCGAACAGTATTGATCATGTTCTCTCAAAAACTCTTAAAACTATCTGTTGATCGTGCTCTGGGTCTCCCCACGGAGACTCAAGATGATCTTTTTGAAGAACTGTATGAGATCTACATCAACGACTCTAACAGTTCCACGCTGCGTGAGTACATCACTGCAGAAGTTGCTGGGTGTGATCCTATCCCTGGTAAGTTAGGACGTGATGCACGTCACAAAATCACCAATGAGGAGAAAGAAGTCAAACCCAAGAATTATACTGGCAAAGCAACTAACGGTGGTGGGTGCTTCAATGATTACACCCGCAAGCGTTACATCAAAGACTTCAATGCCAATCTCCCTATCATCTCATCTCTGTTTATTGAGGGTAGACTGGCATATGTTGTTGAGTTCAAGTTTGAGGATGTTGCTGAGACTTTGAACGAGCAAGTATACCAGAAGTGTGAGGTAGCAAATAATGCATATGTTCGTTCCGCATCGTGGACTTACATGCATTGGATTGATTCTCCTAACCTGATCATTCACCACCTAGATAAAGAACTCCTGAAGCAGAATCAGGTTAAAGGAGCGTTCAAAGTTACCAATCCTTTCTACAAGAAACTCATGGCACTGTGACAGACGCGGAACTGTCTACCCGACCTTCCGCGTCCTGCCCACAGACCCTATAATTACAAGGTAATCACGAGACACCCCATGCAACTCCAGACTTCTGCCACCCAGATTGATTACTTCCCCGTTGGCACTGGCAAGCGTTACGTCAAGCGTGTCATCTGGCACCCCACTGAAGAGATCTCTCAGCAGATGACTTCTTTCAGCACCCGCATCAAGTCTGACATGGTGTATGATGTTAACAACTACATCGCTAACGGTGCTACTGTGTCTGATTTCAACCTGGAAGCATACACTGGCGATGACTACTCTCCTGTTTACTGCTGATCATGATTACTTCTAAAGCACAAATCCTCAAAGTAATTGCAGAATCTGCTGCAAAACATAATCTTTCACGAGAGGAGAAGTTTCAAGTATTTGTCAATGTATGTGACAATGCACTTCATGCAGGACAAATTACTAAATCGCAACATAATCGCTGGACTAATGTCTTTTGAATTTCCTCATGCACCACCACAAGGATACTCATACGATTTTGACACTCCCAGTCGTGGTGTTGTTCGTATTTGGATTGTTAACCACTATCAATTTAGTTACACTTCCGAGCAAGTTAAATCAGTATGGGGGTTCTACAAACCTAAAACAAAAAAATACCACGCCCCAGTTAACTCAAAGAAAGTAGGAGATGTGGTTGACATTGACAATACCACACCCTACAGTGCAATGCAAATCCTTAAACCACTGGCACCTACAGTGCTTAATTTTCTATGACTGAGAAGAAGGATTATCAGGGTCCGCTCTATGCTCCACACCCTGATCTATATGAAAAACGACGCAAATTGGGTCTACATAATAATAATGACATTCCCGTAAAACAAGATGAAAGCGAAACCAGAAGTATGGAGGATTGAGTTTCTAGACGAGAGACCTGCTCTCCTCATGTATAATCGCAAACAGATGAAAGATTACGTTTCACGCAATCTTGTTGACATTGACGCAGTATATCAATTAGAATGGAGATCTATTAAGTTTTAACATCATGACTATTGAAGGACGCCCTTTTGTTGGACCCGACAACACTTATGAAAAGCAACGCAAATGTCGTATGCAAGATGCGATTGATGATTATCTCCAAGATGACACAGTATCTCCACGACAGACATATGAAGAGATGCTATCTTGCATCAATGATGTAATTGAGTATCATAAGAGCAATATGGATCGTGCTGTTGCACTCAGGTCTCTCATGATGGGACACCGTGAGGTTGATCTTAACGATTATGTGAAGAATCTACCAGCACAGCAAGATCCAGTGTATAATGAAGACGGTACTACCACTTATGGTTATGCCGCACACATCACCCTTGGTGATATTCACAAATTCCAACGAGAATCTTCTTTATGAAATATCGCATTGAATGGTGGCAACGCAAAGACCGAGCAGCAAATGAGCGTCAGTCCGTTGTTATGTTTAATGATGACGATGTATTACATTTCATCAAGAATATTCAGATGGATCCCGACGTGAGCACCGTTGACGTGATCCCTCTCATGGGAGAATGACCCCGAGACCCCCCTAGAATCGCCTGTAAGACCCCTGCACCTCTCGCCATGCCCAAATACCCGTCTGTAACCACAGAAATCCCCCTGGACACCCAGCAGATCAAATTTCTGATTGATGCCATGTGGTCCCTGGACCCCCACTTATCACAGCAGATCAGTTTGAGGCATGGCGTGAGCGACGTTGAATTGGAGGGACAGTTGCAGAAGTGTCTCGGTCTTGCCCTCAGCGAACTGGACTGACCCTATACTACTAAGGTACTCAAGAGAACGACCAATGCTCTGGACTGACCGCAACGGCAAGATGCACTCTACCCTCTCTGGTCCCGAGATGCTTGCCCTCAACAACACTGACGACTTCCTTGAAAACACTCGCCTTGTCGCTGAGAAGACTGGCAACCTTGACCTCTGGGAAGAAATGTTTGGAGATGACAACTGATGACACAAGGTTCTTTACCGCCGCGACATACACTCACAGTACGTGAGTATGCTGCTCTGGAACCATTTTATAAAGCACAACGTCCTCACAACGAGGTGATGACGTGGCGACAAATGCGTGCTGTTGGTCACAAACCAGTGCCCAAGAGAGATCACGCACTCAAAGAGGTATGCGACAGGTTCAATGTTGTGTACCATGCTAACCTAGACTTTTCTAAAATCACTAAAACTGAGACTGAAACCGATGGAAGAAGTGATGCTTGACCGCTGGTTGCTTGAGCAACTGGAAGATGAGTACGACGTGATGGAAGTAGACAGTGACATGCCAGTTGAGGAACTGTCCCACGAGGTGCTTGAACTGCTCTCCT